ATTCAATCCATCCACGGGCGTTTTAACCGCCTCGGGCGGGGTCACAGGGGGCACATTCTGATGTGGAAAATCTTGGAAATCCAAGCTGATGGCGACTTGATCACAGGCGCACGGTATTTCTGCGCTAAAAACGGGGTGGAAACTGAAGGATGGTGGAAGTTTGCCGAGCCAAAGCTGATCGTGCCATTTGCTGATGTGACCGAAGATATTGTGATCGGCTGGGTGACTGCCGACATTGGCGCACAGGTCGAGGCCAGATTAGATGAACAAGCTGCGGCAACCCAACGGGTAGTTGTCGCCCCCTGGTTGCCCCAGGTCTTTACACCGAGCATTTGAGGAATCAATATGGCAGTATTTTTATCACCAATTGGCGGGGCTGGGTGGCAGTTTTTCAATAACGATGGCACGGTGTTATCGGGTGGAAAACTTTACACATATGCAGCAGGAACAACAACCCCAAAGGCAACATACACAACATCCGCTGGAAATATTGCTCACTCCAATCCAATTATTTTGAATTCCGCTGGTCGTGTATCAACTGGGGAAATTTGGTTAACAGTATCAACTTATAAGTTTGTTTTAAATACATCAACTGATGTGCTTATTGCAAGTTACGACAATATTTCGGGAATTGGTGCGGCAGAATTTCAAGTTCAAAACTTTACTGGTACAGGTTCGCAAACTGTATTCACGTTAAGTTCTGCATCATTGGGCGAAAACTTCACCTTTGTGTATATCAATGGCGTGTATCAGCAGAAAAACACTTACACGGTGTCAGGCACAATGTTGACGTTTTCACAAGCGCCGCCGCTTACTTCATCCATTGAAGTCATGTTCAATTAAGGTAAAACATGGCACAAACAGGCTTCACCCCAATCCAACTGTATTCTTCAAGTACAGCAACCAATGTGCCATTGGCGGCAAATCTTGCCACGGGCGAATTGGCAATCAACATCACCGATGGAAAACTGTTTTACAAAGACAATGCGGCTGCGGTTCAAGTTATTGGATGGAAAGTTGTCCCAGCTACGGCTGGCGGTACGGGGCAAACGTCTTATGCGGTGGGTGATTTGCTTTATGCGGATACCACCACAACCCTTGCAAAACTTCCTGATGTAGCCACGGGTAATGCTCTTATTTCTGGTGGCGTTGGGGTTGCGCCAAGTTGGGGCAAGATTGGTCTTACAACCCATGTATCTGGTGTTTTACCTGTTGCCAATGGTGGGACAAACGCATCCACCGCCAGCATCACATCGTTCAACAACATCACAGGTTATTCAGCATCAGGTGCAACAGGAACAACCACTACAAATTTGGTATTTTCCACAAGCCCAACGCTTGTAACGCCAACTTTAGGTGCGGCACTTGCCACTAGCATAAAATTTGGTTCGGGTACTGTTTTATCAACATATGAAGAAGGTACATGGACACCAAATTTAACTGGTGATGGCGGCGGTAGTGGTCAGACATATACATCACAAACAGGAACATACACAAAAATTGGTAGAGTTGTTACTGTTAATTTTTACATTAATCTAAGCGCCAAAGGAACTATTACTGGAAATGCAATTATTAGTAATTTGCCTTTTACTGTTTTAAATACTGGGTCACTTATTGCTGGCGGCGCTTTGGCGTTATGGTCAAATTTAGCAGTCAATCACAATGTTATTGGTATGTTTTGCAACACTAATAGCACAAACATTTATCTTTGGGGAAGCATAGTTGTTGCATCAACGCCCCCATATTTAACAACAACTGATATTGCTAACAACACCCGTTTTTGGGGTTCAGTTACTTATATGACCGCATAAAGGAAAATCATGGCGCTTACCAAAGTATCTTATTCAATGATTACCAGCGCACCAGCTAATGTGTTGGATTACGGCGCTGACCCAACAGGGGCGACAGATTGCACTTCTGCCATCAATGCGGCATTAGCTGCATCCAATCAAGTTTTTATGCCGCCAGGAACTTATTTGGTATCTACTGGGACAGCAAGTATTGCCATTCCTTTAAATACAGGTAATAAATTATTTGGCGTTGCTGGAAAAACCATTATTAATGGAACAATAGCAGGGTATGTTTTTCATGTTAACGCAGTAACTGATGTAGAAATCAATGGAATTACTATTAATGCAGGTTTTGTAAGTAGACCAATAACTATTACAAATAGCAGCAAAGTAATAATTCAAAATTGCACATTGAACCAAGGCAATAATGATACTCTTTACATTAGCGGCGGTAACGGCATTTCTATTTTAGATTGCTACATCAATGACGCAGTAAGAAATGGCGTATCTGTTATTGGTGGCACGAACATTACTATTGATGGATGTGAAATTGTCGGTACTAATGCTTCCCGCACGGGTGGTTCGCCTTATTCGGGAATTGATGTTGAACCTGACAGCGGAAATACAGTAGATGGAATTGTTATCAACAATAACTATATTTATAATTGGGCTGGGCATGGTTGTGCATTTGCTGGTATTTCCCCCAATGCAGTTAAAGATGCTAAATGCACCAACAACACAATCATTAATACAGGGTTTGATTGCATTGGCGTGTTTGGAGATAATGCACAAAACGTTGTTATAGATTCAAATACTATATACACAGGCAGCAGGGGTGTTTTTAGCAATAACGTAGGTGCTACACCAGCAAGGCTTTTGATAAGCAACAATTCTATTTACCCAAGATCAGGTGTAACGACTGCATTGGGCATTGAATTTCAAGTTGACACACAAGCGGTAATTGTCGGCAATAAAATTGTTGGCATTGACACACCGATTAAGATTTCTAGTTGTATATCAGGCGTTAATATTGTTGGAAATCAAATAAGTGACGTTACAAATCCGCTAACTGTTTTTTCTTCTTCATTTGTTAACATTGTTGGCAATCAATTTAAAGTTTCATACGGCATTGATTTGCAAACTGTTAACGGCGTATTAGTGTCGGGCAATCATTTTGCCGATATGCAAACCGCTGCCACACAAGTCATTGCGGCAAGAATTTCGTCAACAAACGTCAATGTCACCAACAATGCTTTTTATGGCGCTGGCGCTGGACTGACGGCATATTTCACCGCCAATGGTGCTGGTGCAAATGTGCGCCAAGCAAACAACAATTGGCAGTTAGTGACCGCCGCCCCAACAACAGGGTATTGGGTTCAAGGTGACATTGTGTATAACACCGCCCCCGCAAGTGCTGGATATATTGGTTGGGTTTGCACGGTGACAGGTTCACCTGGAACTTGGAAAACATTTGGATTGATTTCTTAACCCGTACCAGTTCGGACAACTGGAAACCTTAATGCCACGGTGGATGCCGTGGCTGGAAACAAGGAAAATATCATGGCTTTAGAGAAACAAATTGTTGTTGACTTGATTGAAACCATTGAAAACGGTTGTGTTCAAGTTCGCACTTGCACCCGCATCATGGAAAATGGCGAGCAAATTAGTGGTTCATTTCACCGCCATGTCATTGTGCCTGGCGCCGACTACAGCGCTGAAGACGCCAAAGTTCAAGCTATTTGCGCTGCGGTGCATACGCCTGAAGTGATTGCTGCTTACCAAGCGGCCCAAATTCCAGCATAATGCTGACAAAACCTTACCGGCGAGGTTCACCGGGGAATCTTAGGATTCATTGAAATGACTGAAGAAGTCCAACAAAACCTAGCGGAAGTAGACTCCGCGCCAGCAACGGAAGTGACGGCCACTCCTGAGACTGTTGAAAGTACGCCGGTAGTCGCTGATGAGCAGAAAGAATCTTCTAGGGTTTTTACCCAAGAAGAACTGGACGCAGCCATTGGCAAACGCCTTGCAAGAGAGCAACGTAAGTGGGAACGAGAACAAGCGCAGCGTCAGTCTGAACAACAGACGCTACAAGCAGCCCCAGCAGCATCCGCTGACCAGTTTGAGTCTACTGAAGCCTACGCGCAAGCATTGGCCCTTCAGAAAGCAGAAGAGCTGATCGCCAAGCGTGACCAAGCCAGGCAGCAATCGCAAGTTCTTGAGAGCTACCACGATCTTGAGGAAGAAGCGCGGAGTAAGTACGACGACTTTGAACAAGTTGCCTACAACCCCAAACTTCCAGTCACGAACGTGATGGCTGAAACGATTCAGTCTTCGGAGATTGGCCCTGAGTTAGCGTACTACCTCGGGTCTAACCCTAAAGAAGCGGAACGTATCTCACGCATGACGCCCTTGAGCCAGGCGAAAGAGATTGGGAAAATTGAAGCCAAATTGGTTTCAGCGCCCCCGGTCAAGAAAACAACGTCTGCGCCAGCACCGATTTCTCCCGTGACGGCTCGCTCCTCTGGAGCACCGGCTTATGACACTACTGACCCACGGTCTACCAAGACCATGAGTGCCTCAGAGTGGATTGAAGCCGAAAGAGCCCGACAGATGAAAAAGATGCAGGCAACCCGCTAAATTTTTAAAGGACTTTTTCCATGGCTAACAGTATCTTAACCATCGACATGATCACGCGCAAAGCGCTTGAGATTCTCGAAAACAACCTTGTGTTGACCCGTAACGTGAACCGTCAGTACGACGACAGCTTTGCTGTTGAAGGTGCCAAGATTGGTTCAACCCTGCGTATTCGCCTGCCTGATCGTGCTTTGGTGACCGACGGTGCCGCCTTGCAAGTTCAAGACGACAACGAGCAGTTCACCACCTTGACCGTGTCAACCCAAAAGCACATTGGTGTCAACTTCACATCTGCCGAATTGACCATGCAGTTGGATGACTTTGCAGAGCGTGTGTTGAAACCTCGTATCAGCCAGTTGGCCAGCTCCATCGACGCTGACGTTGCCAATGCGTACAAGAGCATCGGTAACACCGTCGGCACGCCTGGCACCACTCCTTCGACTTCTTTGGTGCTGTTGCAAGCCCAGCAGAAGCTGAACGAGAACGCCGCTGTGATGAACCCCCGTTATGCCACCGTCAATCCTGCCGCTAACGCTGGTTTGGTCGAAGGCATGAAAGGTCTGTTCAACCCCACCGATACCGTGTCACGCCAGTTTAAAAACGGCATGATGGGCATGGGTGTGTTGGGCTTTGACGAAGTCAACATGTCTCAGTCAATCAAGCAGCACACCACCGGCACCCGCATTGCTACTGGCAACACCACTGGTGCTGCGGTAACAACTGAAGGTTCTTCTACCCTCACGTTGACTGTTGGCTCTGGTGAAACCCTTACCGTTGGTGACGTGTTTACGATTGCTGGTGTTTACGCTGTAAACCCGCAAACCCGTGAATCCACTGGTTCGTTGTTCCAGTTTGTGGCTTTGGCGTCAACGACTGCCACCACCACTGCTACCGTGACCGTGGCTCCTATGTACTCAGCAGCTCACGCTCTGGCTACTATGTTGACTTTGCCCGCTAACTCTGCCGCTGTGGTGTTTGTGGGTGCTGCTTCAACCCAGTATCCCCAGAACTTGGTCTATCACAAGGACGCCATCACGTTCGCTACCGCTGACTTGTTGCTGCCCCAGGGCGTAGACATGGCTGCGCGCGCCGTTCACAACGGCATCAGCTTGCGTGTGGTTCGTCAGTACGACATCAACAACGACCGTATGCCTTGTCGTATTGATGTACTCTACGGCTATTCCACCATTCGTCCTCAGATGGCTTGCCGTCTGTGGGGTTGATCTGAAACGGGGCTTCGGCCCCTTTCGTCGTAACATCTTTTTCAAGGAAATCTATCATGGCTACTCTTCCCAATGGCGCAGGCGGTTACCAAGTTGGTGACGGCAACATCAATGAAATGCAAATTGAGACCCAAGCTACCCCAGCAACGGCAACTGTCACGGCAACGCTGACAACTGCTCAAGTGCTGAACGGTATTATTTTGGGCACTCCCACCACAACCGCAGCGGCTTATACCCTGCCTTTGGCTACTGATCTGGACGCAGCCTTGTCCAGCGCTAAAGTCAACAGCAGCTTTGATTTCGTTGTGGTGAACACCAACGGTTCTGGCAGCGGCGTGATTACCATTACGACCAACACCGGTTGGACCATCGGTTCTTCTGGCTCACAAGGCTTGATGACCGTCACCACCGCTGGTACTTCCCAAATGTATCGTGCAGTGAAAACTGGCGACGGCGCTTGGTCTTTGTATCGCATTGCCTAAACCTAATGGGGGCTTTGGCCCCCATTTTTAAGGAACAATCATGCCAAATACCCAAGCAGTAGGCGTTGCGTATAGCGACCCCGAATTTACTACCTGTTACGCAAGCCAAGAAATTGGCTACAGCGCAGCAGCTCAAGGTGCTGTCACTCAGTTGACCAGCAAATCCACAGGCGTGACGCTGAACAACAGCGCTGGTCGCATCACCATGAACGGCGCCGCTTTGGCTGCTGGCGCTGCTGTTTCGTTTGTTTTGACCAATTCATTGATTTCCATCAATGACACAATCATTGTGAATGTCTCCAGCAATACCACTGGCAGCGCACTTGGCGCGTACACTACTTACGTTTCGTATTTGGCTGCTGGTTCTGCCTTGATCACTTTGCGCAATTTGACTGCTGCAACTTCTTACTCAGAAGCTGTCATCATCAACTTTGCGATCATTCACGGCGCAGCCTAACCAACCAGGGGGCTAATCACCCCCTTCTTTTTATGCCAGTTATTTACATGTCGCATGAAGTCCACGGCGCCAAAGTTGCAACGATGGAACTTGAAGCTGTAGAAGATGAAAAAAATGGCTGGACACGCTATACTCTTGACACGCCCGATGTTGTTGAAGAGGCGGCTCCACAGGAAGTAAAACGTAGACGTGGCCGTCCTACTATTGAGGCGGTCGAACAAGGAGCGTAAAGATGGCCACCTATTCTGCTGCCGATCAGATCAACCGGGCGCTGCGGCTGCTGGGCGTGCTGGCCGAAGGCGAAACCCCTTCTGCGTCAGTGTCTCAAGATGCGTTGATGGCCCTTAACCAGATGATCGACTCATGGAATACTGAGCGTTTGTCTATATTCAGCACCCAAGATCAGGTGTTTACCTGGCCTGCTGGATTTATCAACCGAACCCTTGGCCCCACTGGCGACTTTGTAGGCAACCGGCCAATACTGTTGGACGACGCTACCTACTATCGTGACCCAGGCACCAACGTGTCGTTTGGTATCAAGTTTATCAATCAACAGCAGTATGACGGCATTGCTGTTAAGACGGTAACGTCTACGTACCCGCAAGTGTTGTTTATCAACATGAGCTATCCTAACGTTGACATGTACATCTACCCCAAGCCCACACGGGACTTGGAATGGCATTTTATTTCGGTTGATGAGTTGGATCAGCCCGCTACTTTGGCAACCAACATTTTGTTCCCGCCTGGGTATTTACGTGCTTTCACGTACAACTTGGCCATGGAGTTTGCGCCCGAATTTGGTGTTGAGCCCAGCCCCCAAGTGCAACGCATTGCCATGACCAGCAAGCGCAACTTGAAGCGCATCAACAACCCCGATGACGTCATGTCGATGCCTTACGCCATCGTGGCCACTCGCCAGCGCTTTAACATCTATGCCGGCAATTACTGATGAAAACGCCTATCCTTGGCTCGACCTACGTGGCCCGCAGCGTCAACGCTGCGGATGCCCGCATGGTCAATTTGTTTCCAGAAGTTATTCCCGAAGGCGGCAAAGAGCCTGCGTTCTTGCAGCGTTGCCCAGGCTTGACGCTTTTGTCAACGGTGGGTTTTGGCCCAGTTCGTGGTCTATGGGCGTTTTCATCCAATGACGGCGTGGGTTTTGTGGTGTCGGGCACCCAGCTTTACAAGATCAACAACTCCTACACACCCACGTTGATCGGCACCGTGGCGGGTTCTGGGCCGGTCAGCATGGCCGACAACGGCACGCAATTGTTCATTGCAGCCAACGGCCCCAGCTACATCTACAACGCCACCGCCAACGCCTTTGGCCAGATCACTGATCCTGACTTTCCTGGCGCAGTGACGGTCTGTTATCTGGATGGCTATTTCGTGTTCAATGAGCCTAACAGCCAAAAGATGTGGGTGACTGCCCTTTTGGACGGCACGTCCATTGACCCGCTTGAGTTTGCCAGTACTGAAGGATCACCTGACGGTTTGCTGGCTGTGGTGTCCAACTTCCGCGAGGTCTGGGCTTTTGGTACAAACTCAATTGAGGTTTGGTACGACTCAGGCGCCACAGACTTTCCCTTGCAACGCATCCAAGGCGCGTTCAACGAGCTTGGTTGCGCGGCCCCTTACTCGATTGCCAAGATGGACAATGGCCTCTTCTGGCTGGGCCGGGATCGTCGGGGCCAAGGCATCGTCTACCGAGCCAACGGATACCAAGGCCAACGCATCTCGACCCATGCGGTCGAATGGCACATCCAACAGTACAGCGACATGTCGGACGCCATTGCGTACACTTATCAACAGGATGGCCACAGCTTTTACGTGCTGATCTTCCCCACGGCCAACACCACTTGGGTGTACGACGCGGCCACCCAAGCCTGGCATGAGCGGGCGGGCTTTATTGATGGCGCGTTTACCCGACACCGTAGCAACTGCCAAATGGCGTTCAACAACAAGATTGTTGTTGGCGACTTTGAAAACGGCAACATCTACGCCTTTGACCTTGATGTGTACGCCGACAACGGCCAGATTCAGAAGTGGCTGCGCACCTGGCGGGCATTGCCTACGGGGCAAAACAACCTCAAGCGCACGGCCCATCACAGCTTGCAATTGGATTGCGAAACGGGCGTTGGCTTAAATGGGTCAATGATTGCCGAAACCATATACCTTCAAACTGAAAACGATAATTATTTAATTACCGAAAGCGGTAACTATTTAATTTCTGACGACACCACTCCTATTACCCAAGGCTCATACCCCGAAGCCATGTTGCGTTGGTCGGATGATGGCGGCCACACTTGGTCAAACGAGCATTGGTCGCCGCTTGGCAGGATTGGCGCGTATGGCCACCGGACGTTTTGGCGGCGGCTGGGCATGACGCTCAAGCTGCGAGATCGCGTTTATGAGTTGTCTATGACTGACCCGGTTAAAGTGGCCATCATGGGCGCCGAGTTAATCATTAGCCCGACCAATGCCTAGCCCCAACGCAAACCCGACGCCTATTACGCCCCCTAGGGTGCCATTGATTGACCCGCGCACCGGGTTGATCGACCGGGCGTGGTACTTGTTTTTTCTGTCGCTCAATCAAATTGCCACGGCGGTTGTTGACATTGTGGATGTCGGCCCCAGCCCCGAATCGCTGCTTGCGTCGTATGACGCCGCGCTTCTTGCGGTCAATCAGGAACTGCAAACGCTGCCGCCGGTTGTTACCTTACCGGTTCCTGACGTGTTGACCGACTGCTGTTCTGCCTTGGTGTCTCAGATGGCTGAGATGCAAAAGCAGATCGAAGGGTTGCAATCGCAACCCATTCTTGACATCGGCGCGGTCAGTGCATCTATTGCAGCGCTTTCAAGCGCGCCCGTGACTGTAACGGCAGACTTTACAGTGGGCACCAGCAACTGGTACATCAACAATAAGTCGGGCTCGACCTGTACAGTAACTTTGCCAACTGCATCCGCATGGCCCGGTCGGTATTTGACTTTTCAAAACTATCAAGCCCAGACGCTGGTGTCAGCGTCCAGCAACGTCGTCCCCCAAGCCGGTGGGGCAGCGGGCACCGTAATCCTCTTGGCAGTTGCGGGCAATTGGGCGACAATGGTGTCTGACGGCACCAATTGGGTCATCATGCAAGCTGCCGCTAACAATTGCCTTTTACTGGAGTAACCCATGACAGTCACCGTCAAAGTCCTTGTCCCCGCCAAGATCGTCGAGGCCAGCCAAACTACCCAATACACAGCTACTGGCGTCACGGCCATCATCGACAAATTCACCGCGACCAATTACAGCGCCAGCGCTGCGACCATCAGCGTCAACTTGGTCACGGTGTCTGGGTCTGCCGGCAACTCCAACTTGATCACCAAGACCAAAACGCTCCAAGCGTCTGAGGTCTATACTTTCCCCGAGTTGGTGGGCCAGGTGCTGGGCGTGGGCGACTTTATCAGCACCATTGCAGGCACTGCCACAGCTATCAACATGCGCGTCAGTGGCCGTGAGGTGACTTAATGAAGTTTATCGAGCCTGACATCCAGCATCATTTTGGCGGCGGCGTTTACGCCAAGGAAACATTCATTCCCGCCGATAAATGGTTGGTTCAGCATACGCACAAGTTTGATCATTTGTCGGTGCTGGCTAAAGGCTCAGTTGAGTTGATTGTTGATGGTGACTCTACCGTGATGCACGCTCCGGCTTGCATTACGATTAAGGCTGGTAAGCACCACGGCATTCGCTCTTTGACAGACGTTGTTTGGTACTGCATTCACGCAACTGATTGCACCGACGAAAATGAGATTGATGACGTAATCATCGCACCTGTGGATAATCGGCAAGTGCATAAAATTGCACAGCTTTTAAGCGAAGGAGTTTGATATGCCTTGGATGATACCCGCCGCCATTATTGGTAGCTCATTATTAGGTAGCAGCGCATCGCGCAGCGCGGCCAGCACTCAGGCAGACGCTGCCAGCCGCGCATCAGATGCGCAATTGCAAATGTTCAGAGAACAAGCTGCGTTGCAAGAACCGTTTCGCCAAGCCGGCGTTCGCGCGTTGCCCCAGCTTGAGGCACAGCGCAACATGATGCCGGGAGCGTTTACTGGCCAAGTTAATTTGGGTCAAGACCCAGGCTATGCGTTTCGGTTGTCGGAAGGCCAAAAGGCGTTGGATCGAAGCGCCGCCGCTAGGGGCGGGCTGATCTCTGGCGGCGCATTGAAGGCCGCGCAACGGTTTGGCCAAGACTTGGGCAGCCAAGAATATCAAAACGCCTACAACCGGGCGCTAACGGGTTACAACGCCGAAGTGGCGCGTGAGGCCACGGGCTACAACCGTCTGGCGGCTCTTGCAGGTATTGGTCAAACGGCCACGGGTCAAATTGGCGCGGCGGGACAAAACGCTGCGGCTAATATGGGCAACCTGATGACATCAGGCGCAGCCGCAAGCGCGGCGGGTCAAGTCGGTGCGGCCAATGCTTTGACCGGCGGCTTGAGCACATACTTGAATTACAACCAAGGCAACAATTTGGTTAACGCGCTAAACAACCGTAATGTCAGTATGAACCCCTACTATGGTGGTGGCGGTGGATACGGCGGCGGCGATTACGGCACTGGCAGCCGCGCTGGAATGATTGACACACCTTTTTGAGGTAAACCATGGCACTTGAACCAAACATTGCATTAGGCGTCCGAGGCGTTGAAGTGGCCAACCCGTTGGCCCAGTACGCCCAAGTTGCGCAGATTCAATCAATGCAAAATCAAAATCAAGTTAGCCAAATGCAACTTGATCAGATGCGCCGCGATGAAGCAACGCTCCAACAAATTCAAGCCAAAGCGATGGAGCATGGCGGCCCGGCTGACCTAAACCAAATCGCCGACGCCTACCTTAAATCAGGCAATCCCAAGTTTGTTGAGTTTGGTGTTGGTTTGCGTCAAAAGTTAGACGAACGTGCGCAGTTTGCAAAAATTATGAGTATGGGCGAAACTCCAACTGCCATGCCTTCCGCGCCTGCTTCTGCCGCGCCCGCGACCAATTCGCTGGCCCCGACCATGCAATCTGGCGCGTTAGGTTCAGGTACATTTGGCATGGCTCCCGAGCCTGTCAATCGACTTGCGCCTGCGCCCGTTGCAACCGCTCCAGTTGCAAATGCTTTAGCTGCGCCTCCAATGGCGGCGCCTGCTATGGCAACGCCGGCGGGGCCAGATGTAAGCATGCTGCGGAATAAACGTAACGCTTTCTTAGCTATGGGCACGCCTCAATCTATCGCGGCGGCGCGCGCCATAGACGCCGATATTGCTTTGGCGTCTAGACAACAGCCAGAAACAATAAGAGAAATGCAGGCCTTCGGCCTTCCTATTACTCCCGAAGGATTTGCTAAATATACGGCGCTAAAACAATCCGCACCTCAACCTGTTGAATTGACTAGAGCAATAGCTGATCGAGATAGGCTAATAGCGCTAGGAAGACCAGTTAACGACCCTGACGTAGCGGCGTATACAAAGTTGATTAACAAATTAAGTACCCATGCACCCGCTACAACAGTTAACGTTAGCACTGAAAAAGCATACGGCGGCGCATTTGGAGGCAAATTGGCCGATACTGACATAAACAAATTGACTACGGCAGAAAAAGCGCCTCAGTTGGCTGAGAGCGCTAACCGGATTATTGGTTTGGTCAATCAAGGCAATGTATTTACTGGGCCTGCTGCTGAAGTCAAAATGAACATTGCGCGAGTACTAAATGTGGCTGGTGCTAGTAACGATGAAAAAATTGCGAACACCGAAGCGCTTATTGCTGCTACAGGTCAAAGCACGCTTGACGCAATTAAAGGCGCAGGTTTGGGTACGGGCCAAGGATTTACAAACAAAGACCTTACTTTTTTGCAAGGCATTGCAGGTGGCACGATTGGTCTCACTGCAAAAACTCTTACCGACTTAGCTACGTTGCAACACCGTGTTGCAGTCCGCAGCGCAGATGCGTGGAATAAACGAGCTGGTGAAATACCTAAAGAAGTGGTGCAAGGCACTGGCTTATCTACCGTGCCTATCAAAGTACCTGAGTTGTCTGCTGTTGGCCCAATTGCAATATTTGCGGTAAACCCTCAGACGGGCGCTCGTATTCAGTCTACTGATGGCGGCAACACATGGAAACCAGCAGGAGCTAAATAATGGCTTTACCACCCGGATTTGAACTTGAGCAAGCCGCGCCGCCGCAACAACCCGCCGGCATGAAATTGCCGCCAGGGTTTCAAATGGAATCCGGTAATGGTGGCGTGCCCGGCCCACGCCGTGCTTGGTCTGACGTGCCCGGCGAAGCACTGGCAAATGTTGGCACAAGTGCTGCGGCGTTCTACAAAGGTTTGAAAGAAGCAATTACTAACCCAGTACAAACCGCGACCGGCATCCTTGATATTGGTGCAGGCGCTTTGCAAAACGTATTGCCTAAAAGCGTTGTTGATTTGGTCAATCAAATTGACACCAATCCTGACGCGGCCAAACGCGCAATTGAAGCGGCAAACGCTGCTGGTGGCATGATTAGCGAACGGTATGGCAGCATAGAAGGTTTAAAGAACACCTTGGCAACTGACCCCGTGGGGGCAGCCTCTGATCTATCGTCTTTGCTGACCGGCGGTGCAGGCTTAATTAAAGCCGCGCCTCGCTTAACAGCAGGCGCGTTAAGCCGTGTGGCCCCCTCAGCAGCGCAAGCAGTTGCGGGCGTTGCCCCAATTGCGGAAAAGATTGCCGCGCCCTTGGCCGCTATAGGCACGTATACCAATCCCCTGGCGCCCGTTACCACGGCGGCGGGATACGGCTTGGCGTTAGGCGCTAAAGGCGCAGGCAACGTAATTGACGCGTTGGCCGGGCAACGCGCTGCGGCGCGGGCGGGCAACATCGTTCGCAACGCGTTGACTGAAGAAGGCAGATCACCACAAAATTTAGCCGCCGCTAGAAATGCGTTGGCCACTGCGCCGCCAGGCATGACTGTGCGCCAAGCATTGGCCGACGTAACTTCGCCACAAGTGCAATATCTTGGTGAATCGGTTGAAGCTAAAACTGCACCTGGGCGTGCATTGGCAGTACAAAACGCGCAAGAGGCAGATCGCATGGCGCGTTTGCAAGCCGCCACGCCTGATTTGCAAACCGCAGAGGCAATGCGTGCAAACGTAAGCGGGCCGTTGTACACGGCAGCTACGCAACCAGGTATGGCAATCAATGTTGCGCCTTTGACGCAACAGATTGATACGCTGCTTGCCGCCAACCCAGGCAACGCAAAGTTGGTGTCTGCGTTGAATCAAGTGAAAACTGGTTTGGAAAGCAGTGCTGACGCGCAGCAAGTGTCTTCAGTTTTGGACAACTTAAAAGATTTGATTGCATCCAAAGACAATAAATTTATTGTCAAGAATTTAATTGGCGTCAAAAGTACGATTGAACAAGCGCTGCCGGGGTATCAAAAAGCGCAGCAAGTATTTGCTGCTGCTTCGCCGCCGGTCAATCAGGCCAAAGTCTTGGGCGCAATGCAGAATGTTCTTGAGCAACCGCTTGGCGTAGGCGAACGAGCCGGCCCATTTATGACCGCCATAGGGCGTGGTGAATCAGCGCTGCTTAAAAAATCTACCGGCGTGCCTCGGTATGAAGAATTGAGCCAAGTGCTGTCACCGCAACAAATGAACGTGGTCAAAGGCGTTGAGTCTGAGTTAAAACGCAACGCTGAAGTTGTGCGTCAAACCCAAGCTGGCGCGGAGGCCATGAAAATAATTTTGGACGCCAACCAATCTAAGTTTCGCTTGCCCAGCTTTTTGGACGTCAAGGTCACATTGACCAATCAGATGCTTGACATTCTTAAAGACAAGATGAGCGCCAACGTAATGAAAGAGTTGGAAAAAGGATTTCAATCAGCCAAGAGTTTTGAAGACCTTATGAACAAGGTGCCTGCGTCTGAGCGCTTAGATGTGCTGCGGGCGTTGGGCCAAGCGCACAATCAATTGAGCCCCGCCAAGTTAAACGTCTACACACAAGTGCAAAACGCTTTGGCCCCCAGCCAAGAAAACCGCAACGCATTGGCCCCGCCGTACTTTGAAGTTCGCGGTGTCGGATCAACAGGCAAATGATGGACTACCAAGTACTCTTTAACATCGCCGTGGCCATTGCCGGGTTCTTCGGCGGGTGGACGCTCAACCGCATTTACATCGCCATCGACCGGCTAGACGGCGACGTGCGCAGCATGCCCCACGACTACGTGAGCCGCGACGACTACAAGGCCGACATCCGCGACATCCGCGACATGCTGGGCAAGATTTTCGATAAACTTGACAACAAGGCTGACAAGTGAGGTGGATCCCATCACAGCCTTCGCCCTGTGCAAAGGCGCCTACGAAGGCATAAAGGGGTGCATATCGGTCTACCAAGACCTAAAGAAGACAGGCAACGACCTATCCAAGATCACCAATGAAGTCGGGGGCGCCCTGTCCAGTTTTTTCAAGGGCCACGCCGAACTTGAGGCCAGCCATGAGAAAGCGCAGGCTCAACGTGAAGAAGGAGTCAAAGACGACCTAGCCACACAAGCCATAGACAATGTGATGTATCTGCGCCAGACCAAACAGTTTTACGCCGATTTGGAGAGAATGGTGCGCTGGGAGATGGGAATGCCCGATCTCTGGCACGACATTGTGGAAGAATACCAGCGCTTGCTGGATCAAAAATCGGAACAAGCGGCGCGTGAGTTGCACGAAAAGCGGGTAAAGGCATGGCGGCGACAAAGATTAAAAAATCAAATAGCGGACAGAGCACTGGAAACGGTGCTGGTTCTTTTCGTGGCCGCTTACCTGATCTGCCTAATGTGGATAATCAGTCTTCATCATCGGGGCCGCTTGGCTACGTTTTTGTCCTGATACTATTTGTGATTGTGTTTGCGTTAATCATGCCTGTCATCGGCCTGATGTACGTGGACACCATGGTGGTGAAGCGAGAGGCCAAGGCCCAAATGGAAAAGACCGAAAAACTGCGCAAGCAAATTGAAGAGGAACGAAAAAATGCTAACCCTGTTCTCCAGCCTAATCAGTTTCCTGATGGGCGGCCTACCAAAAATCCTTGACTTCATTCAAGACCGCGCCGACAAGAAGCATGAGCTGGCGCTGGCCGCCATGCAAACCGAGCGTGAATTGACGCTAAAGAAAGCTGGCCTGGAAGCGCAAGAGCGCATTGAGCACATCCAGACTGAGCAAATTCAGATCAACGCCGAGGTCACCAACAACCAGACGGCCATGCAAGAGCGCCAGGCGCTTTATGCGCATGATGTAGCCTTGGGCCAAGGGGCCAGCACCTGGGTGATTAACATGCGCGCTGCGACCCGCTCAGTGATCACCTACGGCATGTTCGTAATGTTCATGTTTGTCGAGGTGTTTGGCTTTTATTACGCCTGGCACACAGACGTGGCGTTTACGGTAGCGCTTGACCAATTGTGGGACGATGAAACCCAGATCATCTGGTCTTGCATCGTTAGCTTTTGGTTCGGTGGCCAAGCATTCAAGTCGAAATGAACGCCAGCGCTGATGCGATCAAGATGATCCAGCACCATGAGGGCATCAGGTACAAGGCGTATCGGTGCCCGGCAAAACTTTGGACAGTAGGAATCGGACATGTACTTTACCCAGATCAAGCAAAGCTACCAATCGATCAAAGAGATGCTTACCCGCTTCGCCCAGAAGACAATCGCACGTTTTCAAAAGACGAAGTAGATGGAATTCTCAGAAGCGATCTCCAGCGCTTTGAGCGCGGTGTGGAGCAACTCATTCCCATCAAACTTACCCAAGGCCAATTCGATGCTTGCGTCAGCTTTGCTTTCAATGTTGGTCTGGGAACGCTACAGCGCAGCACCTTCCGTCAAAAGGTTCTTCGCGGGGAAAAAGACGCGGCCGTAGCGTCGTTGTTGCAGTACTGCAAAGCCGGCGGCAAGGTGCTCAAAGGGCTTGAGAACCGCCGCAAAGACGAGGCCGCATTATTCCTCCATCCATAGCAATATCTGAACAAATAGCCAACCAACTACAATTGAAATAGCAGCGCCCAGGCACAAAATTAAAAACAATCCGATCACATCACACCCCGCATCTCCCAGCCTGCCAAAAAGTAGTTCCAACGCCCTTGCATAGCGGGGTTGGTGTACTTGTCGCCGGTCATGGCCAAGTCAGCCTCGGTGTAACCCTTTGATGACATCAGGGCGTGAAATACTTTACGTGCTTTCATTTTTCTTCTCCAGTTCTTTCCATGCTTCTTCTTCGGCGTCATCGATTTGTTTCTTGCGCCAGCCAGAGCGCTTCTGGCACTCTTGCTTGCAGTCGTGCAGGCAAAGCTGCGCGTGCGGGTAGGTGCAGTCCTGTGGGTCTTTCATTTAATCAGCTCCCGGTATGCGTTGATCGCGGTTTTTAAATCGTTTTGCAACTGCTGGATGCGCTCGTCTTGCTCTTGCATCTTGGCGTAGGCTTCCGCAGCAAATTTGGCCAAGTTCTCTTGGCTCCATGTGTCAAACGCTGGCATTGCGTTGTTCCTTCAAACTTTTGGAAAGCTGCTGGCGCAGCCACACAATGCCGCCCAAGCGCTTCCACTCGGCGTAATGCGCCGGGATCAACCGGGCGCTGACTGTGATGGCCACAAACGTCATCTCTGATTTTGGTCTGGGCATGGCTTACCTCACCCGCCGCAAGGGCTCAATCACCTTCTCAGGTGGGGGCGGGGGCAACCCCGCGCTGGGTGCAGTCCAGCCCTGCTTGCGCCAGGTTGCTTGCACGTCTGAGCCTCGGCTGGGTTTGAATTTAGCGTTTGTCACTAAAAGACTTGGCATCACAATTTTGGTGCCTGGGGGTGGTGTCCAATGGTTCATGGTCGTCTTGCCTCCTGTAGGATTTCAATCCGCTCGCGGGATGCCCGCAAGGCCGTGTAGCGCTGGTGCAGTCGCTCCAGCACAGACACTCTTTTTGCTGACTCACGTTCATGGGTCAGCATCTCCAGAACCTTGGCCTCATTCAAGGTCTTGAGTTCAGCGTTTAGTTTTCGCCAAGTGATGTCCAATTTTTGTCTCCAGTTTAGCTATCAAGTCAATCGTGTGCTGTAACGTCCGCGCGGCAGCGTTGGCGTCTTTGCGGTGAATTTTCAGTATGGATCGCGCCGCTTTAAGTTGCGCTTTCCACAGGTCTAGTCTGGTCATAAAAAATACTCCTTGTCTAACATTCGGTCTAGTCTGCTTTTTCTTTTCTGAAACGCCGCCGCCCAAATGATGTGTTCTGCGTTGTTGCGCGCTTGATCCAACCATGAAGGGCCATCCCAAAGCAATCCTTCTTTTGGCGTCTCGCGCCATACCGCTTCGCGGTTTCTGTATGACTCAGCGGCCTCGCGGGCATCCGCTTCTATGGCCCGCACCCGCGTTTCGCCAATCAACGCTTTGCATGATTCCAAATCAAAATTCATTTCAACCCTTTGACGTACGGAAAAAATGCTTGAGTAACCACAATTTTTTCCAACTTGCTTTGGTTGTGCAGTTTTTGCAACCGCGTTTGTAGAAATTCAGCTTTGCAAAAGTCGCCGCTAATAATGCCTTCGACCCACATAGACACTGAAAGATCAACGCACCACTTGCCATACGCAAATCCATTTCGGCTCTTGTCTACGCGGCCTTCGCCCCGAGACTCCCAGTCAAACAGATCGCGCAACGCTTTCTCACTAAAGTCTAGCCCGCTGACGTTTTGGCTTCGGGCAACGCGCCGGTAATGCGCGGCTCTGAGAGCGTATTTTTTTGAGATGCCGTTTAGTTTAAATAGCTTCATTTCAATTCTTCCATTGCAATATCCGACACCGCCCGCTTGTCATGTAAGGCGGCAAAAATTTTCTCATCCACAGTTTTGTTGGTCAGCATCACGTAGCACCACACAGCGTGTGTTTGGCCTGAGCGGTGCAAACGACCAATGGTCTGTTCGTACAACTCCAGACTCCACGGCAGGGACAGAAACACCATGTGACACCCACCGTGCTGAAGGTTGAGCCCGTGGCCGGCTGACTTTGGATGGACGGCCAGTAGCCTGACTTGTCCAGCATTCCATCGCTCAATGGCTCGGTCGTCGTCAAGAGTTGTGGGGTTGAACCGGCGCTTGAGCTCGGCGAGCTCTTCCTGGTACTGGTAAACAATAATGGTATTTGCGTGCTGGTTTTCATCAAGCAACTCCTCCAAGCGATCAAATTTGTGCGGGCTAAACCACACCGGCGTCTGTGTGACAATGAACTTGCCGGGTGTTTCGGAGGCTTCCTTGCGTGTGTCGTACACGAACCCGCTGGCCATTTGTTGCAGCTTGCTGGTCACCACGCCCGCATTTATCGCAGTGACGTCCAGCGCTTGAAAGTCCTTCTTCATCTTTTCGTAGGGCTTGCGGTCGCTCAAGTCGCAACGCACCTCGACGACGTGCAGCGGGGGCAGCTTGTCTTTGTATTCGCCTGGCTCCAACACAAACGTCGCCGGCTTGATCTTGTCCATGACCTTGGCCAGCGAGCCAACCCGTGGCGCCCACTCGCCAAACTCCTTGTTGATCAGCACAAAATACTGTTGCATGAACGCGCCCTTGGCGCGGCCCAGCAACGTCTGGTCAACGATCTTGCACTGGCCGAAAACGTCCTCCAGGCCGTTGCTGGTGAACGAACCGGTCAGGCCCCAGCGAATGGGCACGTCTTTAATGATTTTGTCAAACGCTTTAAAGCGTGCGCCTGATGGGTTCTTAAGTTTGGTGAGCTCGTCAAACACCAGCCCGTCTACAGGCAAGCCATCGCCAGTAACGTCGCACAGCCCGGCCAACCATTGCAAGTTGTCGTAGTTGATGACGATTACGTTGGCGTCGCTGCTGAACACATCGTTGCGCTGCTTAGGCGTGCCCACCGCTATGGCCAGCTTTAAGTGTTTGCTCCACTTGGCGGCTTCGATGGGCCACACGTCGGTACAGACGCGCTTGGGTGCCACAACCAACCAACGCTTGACGTGGCCGTCTTTGATCATGGCGTCCATGGCGGTCAGCGTGATGGCCGTCTTGCCAGCACCCACTGGCGCCAGCACCATGGCGCGGTCGTGTTCAAACAAAAAGTCAGCGGCCTGCTCTTGGTAGGGACGCAGTTTCATTTTTCTTCCTCGTATGGCAAAACATAAATCATTTCGCCCTTAAAAAGAACCCTCTCAGCCGGCACAAACCTACCTGTGTTGTAGACATGCTCTTTGTAGATCCAAGACAGTGTTTTTGCAAAAAAAAGGGGGTTTCGCCAAGCTCCTGGTTTTGTCTCAATGTCGTAATTAGGCAAAGCGTAGCCGGCGTCAAAAATATCTTGCACACGGTCAAACTTTTTCATTTTTTCTTTTGCGATAAGTTTTCTTAATTCAATTACTTCGTCCCATACTTTGTTTTTTGCAATGTCGTATGCAAGCAATTTTGCGTGCGCATCATGATAAGCGGCGGGGTTTTCTTTAAACGTAGCAAATGTGTCATCCCATGCGCGAAAAACCTTTGGCCTGCCAGCGACAATTTCTTTAAGCTGTGTTTCGGCTTTGTCAAGTTGTTCTTGTAGCGTCATTTTTTAAATCCAAAAAAAGTATCCAAGTGAATTACGCCGTCGCACCACCACAGGAAATGCTCCAGCCAATACGCGGCAGCGTCGTCGCCGGCAACTAAGGCGCGGTCGCAGTAGTCATTGATCTTTGTTGCAGCCGTGTGCAAATGGCACAAAGCGGCAACGTAATCTTTATCTTCAAGTGCTCCTTCGTGGGCCAATCGGTAATTTGACTGAGATGCCGCAAGCGTGTGTTTGTCAAACGATGGCCTCCACGCTATGTGTTGGCCCATCGACGTACATCGTTTGAGACATCGCCGAATTGGTTCAAAATTTCGCCCATCCATCAATTTGCTCCTTAGTCCACAAACACGCATAGCGCTGGTTCAGCAACGCCATGTCCGACATAAACATCTTCTGCAAAGGCGACAACCTGCCGCCCTTGGTCTTCAACTCCACAAACCATGTGCTGCCATCAGGCAGGCAGGCGATCCTGTCAGCCACACCTTTGCGCCCAGGCGAGGTGAACTTCCACGTCTTGCCGCCCATGCGTTCCACAGTCCAGACGAAGTATTTTTCGATTTCTTTTTCAAGCATGTCAAAAAGTTTAGCACACTTTTATTTTTTGTGCTACAGTCAAGGCTCATTAACTAAAGGAGATTTAATTGAAGATCAAAACCACAATCCACATTCACTATTGCAAATACGCATGGGAAGACAGAGGCGAATACGAAGCCTATAGCTGCAAACTGGAAGATACCGACGCGCGCTTCTACATTGGCGAGCAAAAAATTGTGCTTGAAGTGCCAGATGACTTTGACCCACGCGCCCGGCAGATCGCCGCTTTGGAGGCCGAAAAGAAACGGGTTATGGCCAGCTACCAAAAGAGGGTCACCGAAATCAACGACCGCATCAGCAAACTGCAAGCACTGGAGTACACAGCATGAAACATCTTCTTCTGACTTTGTTGGCCGCTGCCACAGTAGCGCACGCCGACAACTTTGCCGAAACCGACAACCAAGCGGGCGGCAAAATCACCATAATGACCGACGTGTGCGAGGCTGACAAAAATCTGTCCCGCGCTTACTTCTACACCCGTGACGGGCTGACTGAAGAGGGCTGCTGGAAATACGACGCTGAAACAATCGTCATCGTCTGGGAACGCCAGGGCAAGCGTCGCTATCCCATCAACATGTTCTCGCTCATGGGCGGGTATCGTAAATTTAAAGGTTGAACATGCAGCACAGTAACATCGTCGGCGGCTCGACCGCCAAGCGCGTCATCAACTGCCCAGGCTCCGTGGCCTTGGTGCAAAAAATGCCGCCCCAGCCCAGCAACAAATACGCCGATGAGGGCACGCTGTTGCACAACGTCATCGCCGACATTGTGATGAGCGACAACCCGCCAGAGCACTATCTGGGCACCAAGTACGAAGACCAAGTGCTCACGCAAGAGTTGATTGATAACAAGCTCAAAGTGGCCATGGCCGCGCTTGATGAGATCGACCCGACCAAGGAGATGGAAATTGAAGCTGAAACACGCGTTGGGTTTGGTGATTTGCTCCCTGGTGTGTTCGGTAGTACTGATCTTATTGGTCGGAGTGGACAACGCGCTGTCGTTTTGGATTGGAAGTTTGGCGATGGTGTTATGGTTGACGTGGTGGAAAATCCGCAGTTGATGTTCTACGCCGCAGCGGCCATGCGCACTGAAGCCGCCAAGTGGGCCTTT